GGCCTCTATTGGAGTTCGTCTTACTACTCGGCGTCGAACGCATACGACTTGAGCTTCAACTCGAGCGATGTGAATCCAGCGAACTACTACGTCCGGCGCCTTGGTTTTACGGCGAGGGCTGTTCAGTAAATTGCCCTACTCATTTTTGCGCTTTGCGCCACAAACCAGGCGCGGCCACAAGCCGCGCCGTGGCGCAAAGAGTAAAAATGAATCTCTCACGGCGAGTTCCGACGCTTTCGCGTCGGGGCTTCCATATAATATTTTTATTATTTATCATACAATTAAACAACAAGAAAAATCATGCTAATAGTTCCCGCTCTCGAATACGAGAAGCAACGCCAGGACCACACTTCCTGGAATAAAGTAATACTACACCGCGAGGGTAAATTCTATCGAGTTTATGAATGGAGTCTGTGGCTCGTCAAAACCATAGTCTGCACCGAGGAGTTCCAGAAGCAGCGCGGCGATGACAAGATGCTTTCGGCTAAGCGTTACGTCGGCAAGAAGACTGGCGAGTATGCCATGTCGGGATTCCCCGTCGAGAGTCTGTCGAAGTATATCCCCGAGTATCAGAGCGTGCGCCCGATGGAGGGTGGCGACGATCTGGAGGTGACTATTAACATGCCGCTAAAGGGCGACGAGAAATACGAGGAGTTATTCGCTGCCTTCAACGAATGGAAACAGAAGCTGGAAATGTACGAGCCCGACGAGAAGAAAGGCGGCAAAGGTAAGGACGCGAAACCTCGCGGCGGAGCATTCGCTATCGTTCAGCGCCTGCTGTCCTATCCTGTCGAGAAGAAATCCTCGGCCGAAAATGTGGAATTTATCAGCGAGCTCAAAGAGTTGGCCGCTGAACTATTATAAATATATCGTTGTTTCATCTTATTGGCACAATCGGGCTGTTCAGGGCAATTACATAGGTCATCCGTCAGGCTGCTGCAAACGGAGCAGCGGCAGGAAAGAAAAGAGCGACCGCCAGCGGCTTTCAATGTTCAAGGATTCTGCCGGAGACGGGTCCGAAAGGTGGTGATCGTTAGGTTGGATATTTTCTTCCCGGCTTCGGGCAACTACAATGGTACTTCGCTCAACAACCGTGGTTCGAACGGCAACTATTGGAGTTCGTCTTACAACTCGGCGACGAACGCATACAACTTGAACTTCAACTCGAGCAATGTGAATCCAGCGAACAACAACAACCGGCGCTATGGTTTTACGGCGAGGGCTGTTCAGCATTTACCATGTGCAGCACAACAATAAGAACAACGAGAGGACACCCCGATGAAGCACCCCAAGAGGACGATATGGCAATGAAGTTGACAAGAGAGCAGCTGCTGATAGACCTGTATGCGGCATGGCACATGGCACGCCGACACAAGGTGACGAAGCACTACGTGCGCGTGTTCGACCGCCACACCGACCGCAATATACAAGCCATCTGCGATGCACTCTACACGCGCGACTACCACCCAGAACCCTCGAGCTGCTTCATCGTGGACCGTCCGAAAAAGCGCGAGGTTTTCGCTGCGCAATTTGCTGACCGCGTGGTTCACCACTACTACTATAACCAGACACACCGAATCTATGAGCGAACATTTATCGAAGACTCGTATAGTTGTATTCAGGGCCGTGGCACTCACTACGGCATCGAGCGACTGAAGCAACACATCAAGAGCGAGAGTGACAACTATCACAAGCAATGCTGGGTGCTGAGTATCGACATCCGTGGCTACTTTATGCACATCGACCGCAAGATATTGCTCGAAATAGCCACCGACACACTGCAACGCATGGCCACGCATAAGGTGGAACCAGGCAGCCCGCAGACGTGGGCAGATGTTGTGGATATAGACTTCTTGTGTTGGTTGACGGAACAGATTGTGATGATCGATCCGAAGACATCGTGCAAGGTGGTGGGACGACCCGAGGAGTGGATCGGGCTTGACTACAACAAATCGCTATTCCATACACCCGAGGGCTGCGGATTGCCCATTGGTAATCTGACGAGCCAGCTGCTGAGCAATGTATATCTTAACGAGTTCGACCAATACTGCAAGCGGGTGCTGAAGTGCCGGCATTATGGCCGATACGTGGACGACGCCTACGTGGTGAGCGCCGACAAGCAGTGGCTGCTCGACTTGGTGCCGCAGATGGATGAGTATCTGCAAGAGCGACTGCACCTGGAGATACATCGCGGCAAGACACACCTGCATCAAGCACGACATGGTGCGGAATTTCTTGGCGGTTTTATATTGCCGGGGCGAACATATATGAGCCACGCTGCCGTGAGGCGATTGCGACAGAACGTGGACAACCTGAAGGGTAGCGGACCTGCAAAACTATACCGCAGCATCAACTCGATGCTCGGCGTGATGAGTCACTTCGATAATTATCACCTGTGTCGCGAGCTGTTCTGCGTCGAGCCGTTTCTGAAGCACGGATATTTTAGCGACGACATGACGAAATACTACCTTAACCGAAAGTAAACCCCACACACAAAAACGCCCGCTTGTTAGATAATGTTTCATTTAACAAGCAAGAATCATGGCAAACAACAAGTATTGCGGCAATGTGGCTGACTTCCAGCCTGTATCAGAAGACCAGAGCCGCGTGGTCATCATGTACGGACTGAACCCCACCGAGGGTGAGATGGCCGAGTGGCGTCAGATTGAGTTCTACAAGAAGCAGGGCAAACCCAGCTTTGAGCAGGTGAAGGCAGCCATCATCGCCGACATCAACGAGCGCGTGAAGGCGCTGATCATCGGCGGATTCGTTTGGAACGGCAAGAGCGTATGGCTCTCTGAGGAGAACCAGATGAACTTTGCCCAGGCTGTATGCCCCGTCACACTGAAGATTGGCGAGCAGGCCGACGGCACACCTATCTACCAGGAGTTCGCCACTCAGGAGGAGATTCAGACATTCACAGCCGCTTGCGTGGCTTGGAAGCAGCAGTGTCTCTCAGCTGGTTGGGCCGAGAAGGACGGCATGGACTGGGCACCTTACGAGCAGGCGCTGAACCCTCAGCCCGAGCCAGAGCCAGAGCCCGAGCCCAAGAGCACTAAGAAGAGCAAGAAGTAACCACCCAAACCCCGACAATTATGGCAACACTGAAAGGACAAAATCTGCGACTCATAGTGAACGGCAAGCCGATAGCTGCTGCTCTGGAGTGTCAGCTGCATGTGGCCCTGAGCGTCCAGCCCATGTCGACAAAGGACGACGAAGGAGGATGGACGAAGAACGTGGCCGTGGCGCTGAACTGGGACGTGAGGGCTCAGGGAGTGGTGGCCAACGACCCGCTGGACACCGGCGCTGTTGACTGCCCATCGCTGATGGACTACATCGGCTCGATAGTGCGCATAGAGATGGCAGTGACAAGTGGCGAAAAAAATCGCGAGCAGGGCAAGGTGTTGGTAGCTGGCGACGCGATACTGAGCGACGCACAGGTAACGGCACAGAACCGCCAGCGCTCCCTCTTCGACATTCAGATGACGGGTGCACACCAGCTGATGTACGATCTGCGCGAAATCATCACCGCCGACGGGCACAACATTCGCACTGCCGACGGTCACATAGTTTTAGCACCGCACGAAGTTTCATAACTATGGTAAGAGGATTTAACATTGGTATGCGTTCGCACCGGGTGGCTATCTTGAACAAGGTAGCCCCCGCTGAGAAGGCATTCGGAGAGAAGACAGGCTACCGATACGATGGCACGCTGTGGTCATCGTATGAATTTGCGAAGGGCACCAAGGCGCTGCGCGAGGGCTCGCTTGATGCCTACGACTCGGTAATATTCCGCATGAACTTCAGCGGCGAGGTAGCCAAGAAGATAACCCGCGAGAGTCTGGTGGAGTGCGACGGCAAAATCTATCAGATACAGAGTCTGAACGAGGACCACCGCGACAACAAGATCATCATCCGCGCCACGGAGATGACCACCCAGGTGAACATCATCCCCAAACCCGAGCCAGAACTATCGAGTAGCGAAATTTAAAACCCAAAGAAACTATGACACAGAAGAAGAGACAAGTAGCAATCGTGCACTACAACACGCCCGAACTGACCGAGGCCGCAATCCTGAGTCTGCGAAAGCATGGCGGCGAGGATTACAACGTTACAGTGTTTGATAACAGCGACCGCCGACCATTCACTAAACAGATGGACGGCGTGCAGGTAATCGACAACACCAGCGGACAGGTGATTGACTTCGACGCTGAGCTGGCCAAGTACCCTGAGCGCGAGCCGCGATTTGCCATGCAGAGCAATTACGGCAGTTTTAAGCACATACTGACCATTCAGAAGCTGTTCGAGCTGCTGCCCGACGGATTTCTGCTGATGGAGAGCGACATCATCATCAAGCAGTCGGTCGACCACATGTTCGACTACACCCACGGCACGGTGGGCCACATACAGACGGGCGCAATAGCTCGCAATCCTCACAACATCGACCGCTTGGTGCCATTCCTCTGTTTTATCAACGTGCCCATGTGCCGCAAGTGCGGCGTCAGCTACTTCGACCCCATGCGCTGCTGGGCATTGCAGAAGGGAGAGCAGACACGCGGTAACTGGTACGACACGGGGGCATCATTTCTGGAGGACATCAAGAGCCACAAGAACGGCATCAACGGACTGCGCATCGACATCCGTCCGCTGATGGACCACTACCACGGCGGGTCGTGGAAAATCGACAACCTGAAGCAGCAGCTGGAGTGGATAAACCAGCGCCGCAAGTATTGGGCCACCAACGAGCACGACAGCATCGAGGTGCAGCCAGACAATGCGCAGGTGGCATCGAAAGACGTGGCGGTGTGTATCATTGTAAGGTGTGAGAATCCATATCTGCGCGAGTGGTGCGACCACTACCTGAAACTCGGTGTGAAGAAGATATTCCTATACGACAACAGCCGCGAGGGTGACGAACGCCCTGCCGAGGTGCTGACCGGCTACGGCGACGCGGTGGAGATAATAGACTACACCACCGTTGGACTGGGCGCACAGGTGAAGGCTTACACCGACTGCTATATGCGCCACTGGCGCGACTACGGCTGGATAGGATTCCTGGATGCCGACGAGCTGGTGCGCATCGATGACGGCCGCACACTGCCCGAATATCTCGGCGAGATGCAGGGCGACGTGGTACTGCTGTCGTGGCGCGTGATGACCGACTCGGGACTGACGCACTACGATCCGCGCCCGATGAGCGAGCGATTCACCGTGACCAAGGCTGAGCCAAGTTGCGAAAACGGCTGCGAGTTTGTTAAGTCGTTCGTGCGTGGCGGATTGTTCGGACTCGACTTCCATGTGCAGCCACACGTGCCCCATCGCATGGGTCCGCTGAAGGTGGTGAACGCCATCGGCGAAGAGGTGCGCCTGTACCCAGCTATCGAGCCAGTGCACAAGGTGGCGTGGATTGACCATTACCTGACGAAGACGGCCGAGGAATACGTGGGCAAGATAGGTCGCGGTTTCATCAACGTGAGCCAGGAGCACAACGACAAGCGCAAGGCCACGATGGTGGAGGACTTCTTTGCCATCAACGAGCGCACCCCCGAAAAGGAGGCCATACTGCGCGGCGAGAAATACGAGCCCGAGCCGGAAACTGCACCCGCCGACGAGATAGCCACCAATGGCGATCCATCGGTAATCGCCCCGCCAACATTCGACGAGGCCCAGGGCACACCAGCACCGGCCAAGCCCGCAAAGGTTGGTAAACCCAAGACGCAAAAACGCAAGGTAAGTAAAAAGCAGAAATAGATATGAGTTTTTTCAGTAATCTTTTCAAGGCAGCGACACCGACGGAGGCGTTGAACTTCCGCGAGACCCCGATAAGTCAGGGCACCGTCGGGGTGCCGGCATCGACGACGGACACGACGGACTATGCGAAGAAGCAGATAGAGGGTCACGGCGGGTCGTTCGAGGAGAACATCGTGCCGGTGCAGTCGCCGCGCATGGCGTTGGCTATCTCGGCGGTGTACCGTGCCATCGAGCTGAGAGCGAAGACTATCGGACAGATGCAGCTACAGTATCAGCGGCTCGACCGCGAGGGTGGCAACTTCGTGATGGACGTGGCGAACTCTGACCGCTATCAGAGTCAGGGGACGAAAATCAACTACTTGTTGCAGGTGGAGCCGAACCCGATAACGACTGCGGCGACGCTGTGGGAGCAGGTGACCATCGACCGCCTACAGCGCGGCAATGGTTTTGTGTACATAGAGCGCGACACGGACACCGACGAGCCGATTGCGCTGTGGCGTGCCATCTGTGGCGGTTACAACATGGGGCTGGGGACGTACAACCTGACGTGGTTCTCAGATCGTG